ATATCCTCGCTCACCATCATCGACAACGGTGACGGGACGTGGACGGCGATTGCTCCGTTCGACGTTATTCGCATGCTCGATGAAGAGACGTTCGAAATCACCTCGCCTACCGCCGTATTCATCGACGAGGACACCTACACCATCAGTTCCGAATAGAAAGGTGGTCCTATGGCTACCGTCACAGGGTTGACCGCCGAGGCCATGCTGGCCATTCGAAACGGCATGGTCATGAGTGCCACGTTCAACTCAGCGAACCATCTCATCCTCACCAAGTACGACGGAACGACTATCGACGCCGGCACCATCGGAAATGCCACCACGGCGGCTACCGGTGTTGTCGAGCTTGCCACTTCGGCCGAAACTCAGGCGGGAACGGACACCGTTCGAGCAGTTACGCCGGCTGGTCTCGCGTCGATTCCCGGCTACAAGGTCCAGATCGTCAGCGGCATCGCGGAATCAGCCACACCTGCTTCCTGGCCCTACGCCACTTCGCTTCAGTCGGTTTCCGCGGGATCCGGTTGGACCCCCAACGGCGGCGCCGGCACCATCGTCACCGAGAGCATCGACTCCACCCGAACCGCTCAGATATTCTACGAAAACTCTGGCGGTACAGCATCTACCAAGGCGTGGGTTCGTGAGTACAACTCCTCTGTAGGCGGTGGTGGTTGGACCTCGTGGGCTCAGATGATGCTCATGGTCCAGCTCACCGCAGCAAGCTTCACTCAGGCCACGACCCGGGGTAACTACCCGGCCGGCCTGTCTCGGCTGTACTACACCACCGCTACCTCATCGAGCTGGGACTTCGCGGGCATGGCCGGCGAGGTCATCACCTACATCGAAGGTACCGACTTCGGTCGGCAGACATTCACCCAGCATGTCGGTGGCTCTACAAACCCGGTTCAGTGGTTCCGTACAGCGACGTCTGCAGGTGGCTGGACAGCATGGCAGAAGGTGCACACCGAATTCGGAGCATCTACTCCGTGGACTCCGACGTGGACCACTTCTTCGGGTCTGCATCTTCCTTCGCTCGGAAACGCCACAGTCGACTGTCGTTATTTCAAAGACGGCCGGAAGGTCGACTGCAAGTTCGAGATCGTGTTCGGAAGCACCACCAACTTTGGCGCTTCCGCCACTACGACGGACAACTGGTTGTTCAGTCTTCCGGTTACTGCTGCCCGATCCGGCGACTCCATGGGGTTCATCCACATGCAGTCGGGCGGTAGCGGTAGCACCACGATGATGGCTCGGGCAAAGACCAGTGGCACCGGAAACCTCATCCTGAGCATGGCTGGCGGTATGTTCAGCGGCACTCCCGTCAACCCCGGCGATGTCGATTCCATTTCTCCCTGGGTATGGGCCTCCACCGACTACATCCGGGGTAACTTCACCTACGAATCCGCTTCCTAAGGAGGACGCCTAATGAGTCTCGGCTACAACGTCGACAAGGGCACGCTCGACATGAAGCTGGCCGACGCTGTCATGTCGGTCCGCAGCGCCCTCGCCAAGGTCGAATCCATCGCGGCATGGCTCGCGAACCACCCCTCGGACGGAACCGATCCTCTCACCGAGGAGCCGTTCAACTACACGACGGACGAGGCCTACGTCATCCGTGTCTACTTCGAGAGCGTCGAAGCGCTCCGAGTCGGCAACCCCTCGCTCTCCGGACTCGGACGCAAGATGACCGGTCTGGAGTAGTCAAAATGGGAGCCGAATGGGTCAGCTTTACGGTCAGCGGCTCCACCAAGAGAACAGAAGCATTCCTCCAGAAGATGGCAAGAGGGGACGTCTACAAGTCCCTGGACTCTTCTGCCAGAGAAGGAGTGAATGCTCTGATCTCGGGGACTCCGGTTGACTCCGGGCTGGCCGCTGACTCGTGGGGATACGAGATCGAACACTCCGGCAGGTCTGTCACGATCAAGTGGACCAACAAGGACATCGAGCACGGATTTCCGGTTGCCATCATGCTTCAGTACGGGCACGGAACGGGCACCGGTGGGTATGTTCAAGGGCAGGACTACATCAACCCGGCCATGAGGCCCGTATTCGACCAAATCGCTAACAAGGTATGGAAGGCGGTGACCTCCGCATGAGCTCTATTGACGAGCGCGTCGTTCAAATGAAGTTTGAGAATGCTGCGTTCGAACGTGGCGTTCAGCAGACTCTTCGCTCTCTCGAGGCTCTCAACAAGGGCTTGCAGTTGCAGGGGGCCACGAAGGGTCTCGCGGGGGTCTCCACCGTTGCCGGCCAGTTCAGCTCGAAGATGGAGCACAGCCGGAACGCCCTTGGGCAGTTCACGACCAGCGTTCAGCAGTCCTCTACAGTGGCGTCTTCTTTCACCCAGAAGATCGAAGCCTCGCACGGAGTCATCAGTAAGCTCTCCAGCGGATTTTCTTCGTTGGTGGGTCACGTGACGAGCTTCGGTTCCAAGGTGAGCGAGGGGCGGAATTCCCTCGGGCAGTTCACTAGCGGACTGTCCTCGACTTCGGGGCAGGCTGACAAGGCCGCGTCTTCGCTCCAGAAGATCGAGGGCGCCGTTTCGACACTAGCCGGTAAATTCTCGGCGCTTGGAACCATGGCTACCGGGGCTCTCATGAGCATCGGAGCGCAGGCTGCCCAGGCTGGTCTCCGGATGGCGAATTCGTTCTCTTTCGGCCCCATCATGCAGGGGTTCCAAGAGTACGAGACGAACATCAACTCGATCCAGACGATCCTGGCTAACACTCAGCAGGCTGGAACGACGCTCGACGACGTCAAGCATTCTCTGAATGAGCTGAATCATTACGCCGACCAGACGATCTACAGCTTCTCGGAAATGACCAAGAACATCGGCACCTTCACTTCTGCCGGTGTCGACCTGAAGACCTCTACCGCGGCGATCAAGGGTATCGCCAACGTTGCGGCTATGGCAGGGGCCAACTCCGAGAGCGCGTCACACGTCATGTATCAGCTCTCACAGGCCATTTCCTCCGGCACCGTCACCATGGAGGACTGGACCTCTGTCGTGAACGCCGGCATGGCGAGTAGTGGTTTCCAGCGCGCTCTGGCTATGAACGCCGAGAAGTTGGGAACGCTGAAGGACGGCGCGGTAAAGCTCAAGGGCGCCATGAAGACCGTCACGGTCGAAGGAAAGTCATTCACCGAATCGATCAGGATGAAGCCGGGGCAGAAGCCATGGCTCACTGACAAGGTTCTGCTTCAGACTTTGAAGCAGTTCACCGGTGACATGACCGATGCCCAGCTCAAGGCCGAAGGTTTCAACAAGGCCGAGATCAAGATGATCCAGGCCCAGGCCAAGGTCGCGAAGGAATCCGCAACCCAGGTCAAGACCTTCACCCAACTGATGGACACCACGAAAGAAGCTCTCGGCTCCGGCTGGGCTACCACGTGGCAGCTCATATTCGGTGACTTCACCGAAGCGAAGGGCCTGTTTACAGGAGTCAGCAAGTCCATCGGTAAGTTGGTCGGGGATTCTTCCGACGCCCGGAACAAGATGCTGTCGGAGTGGAAGAAGTTCGGCGGACGAGACGCTCTCATCGATGGTCTGGGCAACTCGTTCAAGGCTCTCGGATCGGTTATCAAGCCGATCAAGGACGCTTTTCGCCAGATATTCCCGGCCACCACCGGGAAGCAGCTTGCCGACATGACCAAGTCCTTCCGGGACTTCACCGAGAAGCTCAAGATCGGGAGCGACACAGCAGACAAACTGAAGAGGACGTTCGCGGGTGTCTTCGCGATATTTGGGATTGCGGTCGATGTCGTCAAGGCCGTTGTCCACACTATCTTTGACTTGGTCGGAGTAGCCACTAAGGGCTCCGGCGGATTCCTCAACTTCACCGCCAAGATCGGTGATTTCCTGGTTGCTCTCCGAAACGGCATCAAGGAGGGCAAGGGCCTCACCAACTTCTTCAAGGGGCTCGGTACCGTACTCGCCATCCCGATCAAGCTTATTCAGAAGCTTGCGGGTTTCCTCGGGTCGTTGTTCAAGGACACCGATTCTAAGGATGTTGAGAAGAGCGTCGAAGGGGTGTCTCGAAAACTCGAGCCTCTGGGACGTCTGGGTGATGTGGTTTCCAAGGCCTGGGACAAGACCCTCACGGTCATGAAGAATGTCGGAAACTTCTTCTCTAAGCTCGGGGACAACATATCCCGCGTTATGCAGAGCATCGGTATCGATCTCGGCAGCATGTTCGAGGGCTTCGACATGAAGACCCTCTTTGCCGGACTCGACACTGGACTCCTTGCTGGTCTGTTCCTGATCGTCAAGAAGTTCCTGGGTTCATTCGGGGACGGCGCCGGTGGGATCTTCGACGCCATATCCGAGGGTATCGGAAATCTCACCGGTACGTTCAGCACGATGCAGAACACACTCAAGGCGGCGACGCTTCTTCAGATCGCCCTTGCGATTGGCGTTCTGTCTGTCTCCCTGAGCATTCTGGCCAAGATCAATCCCGACGACCTCACCAAGGCTGGCGCGGCGATCACGGTTCTGTTCGGTCAGCTTCTGGGCGCTCTGACCATATTCACGAAGTTCATCGGTACTGCTGGCTTCGCCAAGATGCCGTTCGTGATGGGATCTCTGATCCTTCTCGCCGGGGCCATTCTTATCCTGGTTCAGGCAGTGAAGCAGTTGTCTGGTCTCAACTGGAATGAGCTCGCTAAGGGACTTACGGGTCTTGCGGTCGTTCTCGGACTGGTTGTGGGCGCACTCAAGCTGATGCCCAACCCCTCAGGGATGATATCCACCGGATTGGGGATGATCGCTCTCGCGGCAGGGATCAAGATCCTCGCAAGCGCTGTCGCGGACTTGTCGGGGCTCAGTTGGCAGGATCTCGCCAAGGGCCTGGTCGGCGTAGGAGCAATTCTCGGGAGCCTGGTTCTCTTCACCAAGTTCGCTAAGGCGGACGGGGGCGGAATCTCTCAGGGACTCGGAATCATATTGCTGGCGGCAGGGATCAAGATCCTCGCCAGTGCTGTAGCCGACATGTCCAAGCTGTCTTGGACTGAGATCGCACGTGGTCTGGTAACTCTTGCTGGTGCTCTTGGCATCATCACGGGTGCGCTCATGCTTATTCCGCCCACGGCACCTCTTGCCGCGGCTGGAGTTCTCGGCGTAGCCATATCTCTGGGTATGGTGGCCAAGGCTCTTGCGGAAATGGCTCAGATGAGCTGGGGCGAGATCGGTTCCAGTCTCACCGTCATGCTAGGCGCTCTTTCCATCATTGCGGCGGCTTTGTACGTTATTCCTCCCACGGCTCCTCTTGCCGCGGCTGGTGTACTCATCGTCGCTCTCGCCCTCCAGCAAATTGCTGGTGTCCTCTCTGGATTCGCTGCATATTCCTGGGAAGAGATCGGGCTCGCCATGACGATGCTCGCCGGCACGATGGGCATTATTGCAGGCGCCATGTTGCTAATGACCGGGGCCCTTCCGGGTGCCGCAGCAACGCTCGTTATTGCGGCTGCTCTGGCCGTACTGGCTCCTGTGCTCCAGCAGTTCGCAGCTATGTCTCTGGCTGAGATCGGTACATCCCTTCTCATGTTGGCCGGCGTATTTGCGGTGTTCGGAGCGGCGGCGCTGTTGCTCGCTCCGGTGGTCCCCCTAATGATCGCTCTTGGTATCGCTGTCGGCGTTCTTGGCGTCGGCATGTTGGCTGCTGGAGCTGGTGTATTTCTGTTCGCCACGGGCCTCACGGCTCTAGCGGCAGCAGGTGCAGCAGGTGCGGCGGCCATCATCGGTATCGTTGGTGGTTTGATCGGTCTCATCCCGAAGTTCATGGAAGGAATCGGTAAGGGTGTCGTTGCGTTCGCTAAGGTGATCGCTACGGCTGGACCGGCGATATTCCAGGCTATGACCGCGGTCATGACGGCGATGCTCAACGCCATCAACAAACTCGCGCCAAAGATAGTGTCGACGCTTCTGCGTATGCTCACGATGTTGCTTCAGCAACTCGCGAACTACGTGCCCAAGATGGTCGTCGCTGGTATGAAGTTGATCACTGGTGTCCTGAACGGTATCGCTCAGAACATCGGAAAGATGATCGATGCCGCGACGAAGGTCATCGTGGCCTTCCTCGGAGGGATATCCAAGAACCTTCCGAAGATCATCGATGCCGGCGTCAAGCTGATCATTAGCTTCGTCAATGGTGTCTCGAAAGCTATCGATTCTCACGCCAAGGAAATGGGAGCTGCCGGCGTTCGTCTGGCTCTCGCCATCGTCAAGGGCATGGTCAAGGGCATTATGGGCGGCATTGGCGTCATCAAGGATGCTGCTAAGAAGGTCGCCAGTGCTGCTCTGGACGGAGCGAAGGACTTCCTGGGTATTCACTCGCCCTCGAAGGAATTCGAGAAGGTCGGTAACTACGTCAATGACGGCTTCAAGAAGGGCCTGGACGGAAACAAAGCCCAGATCGACCAGTCGTTCAAGGACATGTCCGACAAGCTCAAGGCGCTTTCCAAGAGCGCCAAGGCTACCGGTAAGGAGCGCAAGAAGGCAGCCGAAGCTTACAAGCTGCTGAACACGGCCTACAAGGACGAGCACAAGAAGCTCGATTCTCTGGCTGACAAGTACGACAAGTACACCGATAAGATCAAGGCTGCCGAACAGGCTCTTACCGACATCAAAAAGACCCGTGATGACTTCAAGAAGCAGATCACGGATCAATACTCGGTTCTGCCCGATATCACGGCGGAAACGACGGTGGCGAGTTATGAGTCCGACCTCAAGACGCAGATCGAGAAGACCAAGCAGTTCGCGAACACTCTTCAGAGGCTTCGTGATCTCGGTCTGAACGACGATGCGTACAAGCAGCTTCTTGCCAAGGGTATCGATGCTCTTCCATTCGCTAACCAGATTCTGGCGGGCGGCAAGAACGCGGTCAATGAGGTCAACAGCCTCGACAAGCAGTTGCAAGACGCCTCGAAGGCTCTCGGAAAGTCCGCATCCAGCGAACTCTATGACGCCGCGGTTCATTCTGCTGAAGGACTCGTCAAGGGTCTCAAGATTCAACAGAAGGCCATCGAGAAGCAGATGGACGTCATCGCATCTGCGATGGTCAACGCCATCAAGAAGAAGCTCGGCATCAAGTCTCCGTCTCGAGTTTTCATGGAGATCGGTGACTATTCCGCGCGGGGACTGATCCGAGGTCTGGACGAAATGTCCGGTTCCGTCGGTAAGGCCGCTGCGAGCACCGGAACGGTTGCCGTCGAGTCTCTCAAGAAGTCGATGTCGGGATTCTCGGATCTGATTGTGGGTGGCGTCGAACTCCAGCCGACTATCACCCCCGTTCTGGATCTGTCGAGTGTGAAGCGAACTGCCAGTCAAATTGGCAGTGTTCTTCCTTCGCAGTCGATGTCGGTGGACGCGTCTTACGCCAAGGCGAAGTCCATTTCCTCGGAGAAGGCAACCACCATGGAGAGTTCGACCGCTCAAACGGCCGCTATCTCCAAGTCGGTCAACTTCACTCAGAACAACTACTCACCTAAGGCCCTGTCCACGGCGGAGATCTACCGCCAGACCAACAACCAGATATCCAAGGCGAAGGAGGCCCTGACGTAATGCCCATCACCAAGTTCGACGCAGCAAACCGTCGGGGAGGTCTTCACACGTTCGAGCTCGGCGACATCTCGGATGGTTTCTCTGTCCGTGACATCGGCGGGCTCGGACCCGTGAAGGCAACGCTCGTATCTTCGAGCTTCGCCAACATGGATGGGGAGCAGTACCAGTCAGCTCGGCGCGAGGCCCGGAATCTCACTTTCAAGCTGGGCCTCGAGCCGGACTGGATCACGACCACGGTTGACGAACTCAGAGATCGTTTGTATGAGTTCTTCATCCCGAAGTCGGAAGTGACCCTGACCTTCTACAAGGACACGGGTCTGGTCGTGAAGATCGTGGGCTACGTGGAGACGTGTGAACCTGACATATTCTCTGACGAGCCCGCGATGGACATCTCGGTCATGTGCTTTGACCCCGACTTCTGGGTTCCTAGCACTTCCTCATTTTCCGGGTCGTCCACTTCCAGTTCTACGGACACCAACGTCCAGTACGACGGCAACACCGACACGGGGATCGTGTTCACACTCAACGTCAACCGGACGCTGACCGACTTCACGATCTACCATCTCCCACCAGACGGCGAGCTTCGTCAGCTCGACTTCTCGGGCTCCCTTGTTTCCGGCGACGTGCTGACCATCAGTACTGTCAAAGGAAACAAGGGGGCAACCCTGGTCCACACCGGAACTTCTTCGTCTGCTCTTTACGCCATATCGCCTCAGTCCAACTGGATCGAGTGGCAGAAGGGCGTCAACAAGTTCCGGGTCTATGCGCCAGGAGCGGGGGTTCCCTACACCGTCGAATACGTGCCTAAGTACGGAGGGCTGTGATGGAGCTTTACACGCTCGATCCGCTCCTTCGTCGGGCTGAAGTGATCGACAAGTTCGAGTCTCTCATCTGGACGGAACGTTTCCAGGCTTACGGGGACTTCCAACTGAACATATTCTCGGACTACCGGGCTCGTAGGCTCTTGCGAGAAGACACCTACCTGGCCATGAACAACTCCAACTACGTCATGCGGGTGGAGACGGTCGAAGACGATGTCAACAGCGACGGTCAGAAGATATTGATCGTCAAGGGCCGGTCCATGGAGTCCATCCTCCTCGACCGCGTCGCTTATTCGGCGACAACCGACACGACCACCACCCCGAAGTGGACCATCACCGATGTGCCGGCCGCAGTAGCGAGGAAGATCTTCCACGATATTTGCGTGACCGGAGTCTTGGACACGAATGACATCATCCCTTTCATCTACGAGGGAACGTTCCTGTCCGAGGACACGATCGTGGAACCCATCGACCCGATCACGGTCGAGATGGACCCGACCACAGTGTACGACGCGATCGTACAAATCTCGCAGGTGTGGAATCTCGGCTTCCGGATCCTCCGGCAGTACGACCTGTCCAAGCTCTGGTTCGATATTTACGTCGGGAGCGACCGGACCACCGGTCAGACACTTCTCCCGGCCGTAGTATTCGCACCGGAACTGGACAACCTCCAAAACACCAAAGAACTGATCTCGATCGAGAATGCCAAAAACGTCGCTTACGTATATTCCCCCGCGGGTTTCCAGGTGGTGTATGCGGCCGGCGTCGACCCCGAGATCGAAGGGCTCGAGCGAAGAGTCCTAATGGTCAACGCAACCGATATTACGTCAGACAACCCGGACGTAACCGCAGCACTCCAGCAGCGGGGTTACGAGGAACTGGCGAAGTATCGGACCTACCAGGCGTTCGACGGAGAGATCAGTCAGAACAGCCAGTACATTTACGGCCGGGACTACAACCTCGGTGATGTCGTCGAGATGCGAAACGTCGACGGTATCACCAACAACATGAGGGTTACGGAACAGATCTTCGTCTCTGACAAGGATGGCGACAGATCATATCCCACGATGACGCTCAATACGTTCATCAACACCGGTTCGTGGTTGTCCTGGACCAGTAACAAGGCCTGGTTCGACTTCGATGCCGACCTGGATTCCGTCTGGGGCAACCAGCCCTGATATTTAGCGAAGGAGGTCCGACATGGCTGTCGGAGATGCAGCAACAGCCGCAGGCTACGCAACCGTTCCCGACACCGGCGAGGAAGGCCGAGTTCGCTGGGGCGGTCGAGAGATCAACCGTACCCGCGACTACATCGCTCTGGTCAAGGCTCTCATTCCCACCGGTAAGGCCGCGTTCAGGACGTCGGCGGGTATCACCTCGGGCACTTCGGATCCCACCGGAGGAACTGACGGGGATATCTACTTCAAGATCATCACCTAGGCGGGCCCGTGTCGACTTCATGGACTAAAACTACTGGCTCCACCGGAACCATGAAAATCACCGACACGGGCTCGTCGGTGGAGTTCTGGTTCAAGGCTGGATATTCCAGCGACTGGTACAACGGGCTGGAGTTCAGCTACACGGTCAACGGAGACACGACCCACAAGACGATCAACTACCCTCAGGGCGCTGACTGGTACAAGATCGGGTCGGACACCGCGACCTACAACCAAACCGTAACGTTCAAGCTCGTCACAGACACCAGCATTTCGGGTATCGGCGGGCCTACTACGTTCACGCATGCTGTCACTCGGGATTCGGTTCCCGGAGCCGCCGGCAAGCCAGTCATATCTGGTATCAAGGCCACATCGGTCGTCGTAACGTTCTCCGATGGTTCCAACGGTGGCGATTCGATCGACTCCAGGCAGATCCGGTACGACGACAACTCGTCATTTTCTTCAGCGACGACTGTCAGTTCTGACGGGTCCACCACGATCTCAGGTCTTACTCCAAACAAGACCTACTATTTCCAGGCCCGATGCCACAACTCTGTTGGCTGGGGTGCCTGGTCTGTAACGTCGAGCGCTAAGACCAGCTCGGTTCCGACCGCACCTAGCGCGCCGCTCCTGTCCAGTGTCACCGCCACCTCAGTGGATGTTTCCTGGACGGACAACGACAACGGCGGAAGTTCCATCACCGCCCACGAGATCGGCTGGGGCACAAGTTCAACGACACCTACGTCGTCGACATCGGCAAATTCGCCGCAGGTAGTAACGGGCCTCACTCCAGGCACTACGTACTACATATTCGTCAGAGCCCAGAACTCTGTCGGGTGGAGTGCATGGTCCAAGCCCACAAGCATGAGAACGGTCGCTGGTGCCTATATTCTCGTCGGCACCACATGGAAGCTCGCAGTCCCTTACGTGAACGTAGGCGGAACGTGGAAGCTCGCAGAAGCATGGGGTCGCAGCGCAGGGGTCTGGAGAAGGACGACATAAGAAACAATCTCGTCATGGGGAACTAGGGGAGGATATTTACGTGGATGTCTGGCTTGTAATCCTGACGTCGGCGAGTTCGGTTGCAGCATCGTCGGGCTTCTGGGCCTACGTCGTGCGTAAGTCCGACCGAAAATCTGCAGCGACGAAGCTCATGATGGGCCTTGCCTACATCGAGCTGATGACTCTCGGGCAGAACTACGTCAATCGGGGTTCGATCACCAGGGATGAGTACGAAGACTACCGTAAGTACTTCTACGACCCGTACAAAGAACTTGGTGGAAACGGCGTCGCCGAACGGATGATGTCTGAAGTCCAGGCTCTCCCTCTCAAGCCTCGTCGCTACGCTGACACCGTTGAGATACGCAACCGAGAAGGGGAGCACATCAACAATGCCCGAGTCGTCGCACGCCCTGAAGACGCCCATATTGGGTGACAACGCGTACAACGCCCTGAAGAAGTCGACAACGGTCATTCTGCCGGCCGTAGGTGCGCTGTATTTCGCACTGGCCCAGCTCTGGCATCTTCCCAAGCCGGAAGAGGTGATCGGAACCGTTGCCGCGGTGAACACGTTCCTCGGCGTAGTTCTGCACGCATCGACTTCGTCGTACAACAAGAGTGACACCAAGTACGCCGGCGTGATCCAGGTCGAGGAGACCCCGGAGAAGAAGGTATTCTCCATCAATCTCAACGGCGAACCCGAGGATCTCGAGAAGCGAAACGAAGTCACGTTCAAGGTGAACAGTGACACGGGAAGCACACCGGTGGTCCAGCCTCCGGTTCAGATGTAGGGAGTTATATCTTGCTCGGCAGGGACGAAATCGAAAGCCGATTCGGCTTCCACAAGGCCACCATCGAGGGCGACAACGCGACGCTTCCGAGGCACGCGCTTCTTCGGAAGGCGTTCAAGGAGTTCGCGAACAGGCTCGACGAGGTGCTCGTGGACGGACGGGCCAAGTCCATCGCGTTCACGCATCTGGAAGACGCGTCCATGTGGTCGCACAAGGCGGTAGCGGAGGACGCACCGCTGGTCGACGAGCGGTAACACCTTTCACAAGGGTCGCATATTTTACAGCGCCTATAATGAGACCCCTACGAAAGGAACCGCTATGTTTCCGAACTTCAAGTTCAAGAAGTCGACCGAACCGACCGACCTCGAGATCGAAATCGAGCGCCTGCTCGCCGTGTTGAAGGACACGCCGCCTACCGAAGACAACTACGACAAGGTCTCCGAACAGTACGTCAAGCTCACCAAGCTCAACTCCGAGACCACCTCGAAGAAGCGAGTGAGCCCTGACGTACTGGCCGGAGCCGCGACGAACCTCTTCGGCATCCTGCTGATCCTCAACTACGAGCACGCGCACGTCTTCACCTCGAAGGCCGCCAGCTTCGTCGTCAAGAACTTCAAGTCGTAACAAGCCGAACCCCCAACAGGATCGACGAACAGATGGCATGTAGACCCCCACAAGGTTTACATGCCATCTCGTTTTTTCCTTTCGCAAGTTTTACAGGCCCTATAGT